ATTCGCATTCAAAGATCTCTTAGGAGATGGTGGAATGATGAGAAATTGGTTGTTAGACCTCCTGTCGAACAGCCTACTTTCTCTGAAGAAAACCAAAAGATTATCGAAGCCGTCAAGGCTCTCACTAATCTTTTCAGTGCGGGAGTTAAGGAGGAAACGATTGATTCTGTTTCGAAAACTGATTATCTTCCTGAAGCGCGCGTTAGTGAAAATCCAACGTTCACTCAGGCGAAGCCTGACTACTGTGTCATTCTTAATGACACTGATGGCAGTCCTATTGGTAACGGTTTCAGATTTGGTGAGTATCTTTATTCCGCTGGTCACGTTTTTGCAGAGACTGCGTTGAATTTAGGTAGACTTCTCCCTAGAGAGGTTAAACTCCCAAAACCAACTAGAGTTCGAAATGACGTAGTTCGCTACAAAGTGAATTTCGCTAATCTCGGAACTAAGTCGTGTGGTTTAACACCCGGTCGAGTTCGATTAGCTCCAATTGAAATAATTGGCGCTAGTTTTGATAACGATAAGGTGACTTGGACTAAAGCCCGTGGAAGTGTGTTTAAAACACCAGTACCAGGCCTTTACGAGCATGATGCAAATACCTCTCCAGGTATGAGCGGCGCCGTAGTTATCCAAAACAACCGACTTATTGGAATTCATGTTGGCTATAGAGCAGGATCTAATCGTAACGTGTTTGTGGGTCTTTATCCTTGCTTGGCTGGTGCTAGTCTTGATTTATTGATTCCCCGAGGTGCTTCTCAGTACGCGGGTGAGTCTGCTGTTCGAGATGAAAACATCGATCAAGAAGATATTGACGTCTTTGTTAAAAGAAATGCCCTCGTTAGAAAGGCTATCGAAAATCAAGATTTCAATTTTTCAAGTGATGACGATCCCCTCTCTGAAGGATTTGAGGATAGACTCTACGCGGCGCGTGAAATAATGAACTCAGAACACAACATCTCTGGCATGGAAATGGAAGATTTGTTTGATTTTGTTCGTTATGGCGGTTCCATGGGTGGAAGATTCTCTAAATACGATGATTATTATCTACCGGAATCAAATCCTCTCACTCGAGAAGTCGGTGGAGCACAAGTAAACCTCTTGGTTGAAGATGTTCCCGACGTGGAAAAATCCTCTGTTCCAGAGGTTTCGACCCCCGAACCAGTTAATGGAACGGATTTTCGGGTGGGCTCCAAGAATGGGCAGCCTGTCTTGGAGTCAGCGACCGACGCATCTTCAGAGCCTTCCAAGCTCTTGATGCCCACGTCAAAAGAGGCGAATACCGAAGAATTATTGGTGGAGATGGAACAGCGAATCTTACAAAGATTGGAACTTGTGCTTCAAAACACAGGGGTCCCGGTAAGCCAGCTAAAAGAGCCATTGAAGCCAGAGTTAAAATTGCGAAAGAGATCTTCTCGAAAGAAGAAATCGAACTCGCTCTTGGTTACTCCTACCCTCCAAAAGGTGGTTCAGTAACTCTTCAGTCTTATGATAAACATGTTGGCAGATCTCGGATCGCGCCACTGGAAGCGGTAGTGTTAGAGAAAGCTATAAAACAGGTGTCAGAGATTCGTGGATCTTTACCTTTTCCGGACGACTTTTTCCAAGATAATTCCTTTGAGTTTCTTGTTGAGATTGTTGAGGAACAGCTTTCGTCGATTGCTCTAGATAGGTCTCCTGGTTATCCGTTGAACTTACAATTTTCAACTAACAAGCAGGCCTTAGAGAACATGAGAGAAGAAATTGTCTTATGTGCTGTGGCTCGGTTGTTCCTCTGGACAAACGAAGTCTCCAGTCGCTACGCTATGACTATACGACCCCTCGAACGAGTTTTGTTGGGTTTTGTTGATCCAGCGAATGTCTTTGTGAAGGAGGATCCCCACCCTCTTCGCAAAGTTGTCAAACAAGCTTACAGATGCATCAGTGCAGTTTCCTTGATAGACAATTTTGTTGAGTCTTCGCTGTTCGCGAAGTCTTCAAAGTTAATTCGTGAAGTCGGCAAGTCTAGTGGTTCAGCTGTAGGAATAGGTTTTACAGACGAAATGAATGAAGACAACTTCGAGTTTTTCAAAACTATGAAAGAACGATTCAAACAAATCATCTCTCTAGATGGTTCTGGATTCGACGCATGGCATACCCCGCAAATCTTGCAGGCTACGTTATCTGTTGATGTAATTGTTCATAGTCCGAACCCTCTTTGGATTCGCGCAGCTTCTTTATGGGTTGTTATTTCCTCAGAGTCGGTTGTCGTGATTGCTGGAATTTTATACATTCGAGTTAATCCAGGCACAATCAACACAGGTTCTAAGGACACATCTCGTCGAAACACCTTATTAGCTTCATTGTACGCTTGCGTCGCCGGAATTATAGCCAATAATCCAATTGATTTTGTCTATGCTAACGGAGATGACGCTCTTATTGCGGGAGGCCCTAACGTTTTAGACCTCACTCGAGCTTATGCTTCATTCGGAGCTACAGTTCGTGATGTCGTTGAATGTCATGATCGAGTAGAATTCTGCTCTCATGAGTATCAGAAGCGCAAAGGTCGCGTGTACGCTGCCCTATCTTCATGGCCCAAAGCATTGTATTCCACATTTGTGAAAGACACAAATATTTCCGATGTTTTGCAAATTGCTTATGAACTTAGAGACAATGATGAAAATAACGTGCATGATAAATTCATGTCTTACGCTGCCATTACTTTTCCTCAGACCTTCCCTGAGACAAAGAATGAGTAATAATAAAAGAGTCAACAAAAAGAAAGTAACACGAAGAAGGAAGCGAAGCTCTCCATCGACACGAACTAACGTGAGTATGGATAGTAGTGTTGAGGAATTATGTTCCTTGATCGACCCATTTTGCCCAGCAGCAGTTAGTGCAAAAGGAGTGTCTCAAGGTAACAACCCAACCGTAGCTTTCCAAGCCAAGCAAATTGTACAACTCTCAACTGGTACCACCGGTTGGGGGGGTTTCACATTCGCCAATGGAAATTGTCGCCAAGTCTATAGAGCTCAAACCTATAGCACGGACGCAACCGCTGTCACTGAAGGCAATTGGATTCCAAATACCACTTTGGCAATCTTAGAATCAGCTATCACAGCCACAGGTAAATCCAACATAAGGGTTAATTCTGTAGGTCTTAGATGGCATGATGTAGCCCCATTGACAGGCACTGGAGGAGTCGTAATTGCTTCTTTGGTCCCAGATCTCGCTGCCTTAGCAGACGCGAACTACACCATAGATGCTACAGCTCCTCTCCCAGGTGCTAGATCTGTTATTTTAGACAGACGAAAACCAGGATCAGTAATTCTCAATCCAATTGATGAAAAGGCTGAACAGTTTAATTTTGTTTTTCAAGATTGGACTAACCTGGTAGCAGCTGCATCTCCCGACGCTTTCCCATGGTTTGAAGGAATTTTCTTGTCCTTTTCTGGTGCCGCCTCAACCGCGGTTTTGTCCCTTGAAATTGTAATTAACTACGAGGTACAAGTTCGAGTCGACCTCTTCGCAGGTAGATACGCTCAAACCACTAAAAGAAGCCCTGCTTTCAATGAGTACATTCGTGCTGCTCGTGAAAACATCAAGAGTTTCTATTCAGAAAATTCAGAACAAATCAACATGTATGTTAAGAAAGCTGCCAAAGCAGTACTTTCTTACTATGCTCCTGGTTATGGAAAGGCCATGCTAACCGCTGGCACTGCTGTAATGAGACTAACCAACTAAGTGTTATTAAGCATATAGTTATAACGAGAGAATGAAGTTCACCAGATGAACGGATTAGTTGTAATGATATGACTAGATTTAGTGATCGAAAATCACCTGGGTTTACTTACCCAACCCAAACAGTACGGTGTGGTGCACTATCGTAAGCACTCCGGGCGTACTATGAGAAATGTCGAAAGACAGCCT